TCTGCATTCTGGAACTCTGTTCCTGCTACTTGGTCCATAGATTCAGCTACGTTCATAGCTAATATCTTTTTAAGTGTTTCATCAACTGAGTATTCTGCTAATGTTTGTGATTTCTTTGTGTAAGATACACCATTACCGTACTCAGCAATTGTAGCCTGTACAAAACCTACGTTAGGTTTTTGCATAGGTAAAGATTGTAGTTCTGATATAGTACCAGTAGCCTTAGCTAATTTTTGGTACTTTTCTATCTCAACTACTGAACCCTTGTTTCTACCAAATGCTTTTATTGGTTTTGCAAGGTTTCTAAATTGCATCATGTTTCCTGCTTGGAATCTAATATCACTGTCCATTTTTAGTTTGGCAAGTCTATCGGATTCATTAAGAAAACTAATTGCTCCTTGTGGCATAATTGTTACCTCCTGTTATACCTAGTTTTTTACGTTGAGACCCCGTGACATTGTTGTCTGTTTTTTGTATCTATCTTGGAGATACTTAAAGTAGTCTTCGTTATCTCCTAGAGGTGATTCATTTTCAGGTTCCAATTCATTGTTCAATGGGTTAGCTGCTGCTTTAGGAGCTGCGTCCATTGTGCCTTTTGGGGAATCGTCTGTTGTTTTCTCCGCTTGTTCTTCAACTTTAGGATTCTTGACTGCATTGAATTTATTAATTGCTAAATCAAAGCGTTCCTCCACTGCTAAAGTTTGGTCACTTGCTAATAGTAACGCATCAAAAACTTCTCTGTCTGTATCAGCTAGATTATCCGTATGCTTAGCATACAATCTATCTGCTTTAGCCATATTGGCTGTGTAAGTAGTTAAGTCTTCTGCAGACATTTCTTGAACACTCTTACCACCTGGTAGCAACTGCTCAGCTGCATCCTTTGGTTTAATTTGTATTCTAGCATCATCTGATGCTGACTCTTCTACGTTATTCTTGGTTTCTTCTGACATTGTTTAATACCTCCTCAATGTTAGTTGGTTGTTCAGGTTGAGCAGGTGCTGCTCCCTGTTGACCCGGTTGTGCTGCACTAGGACCACCTTGATTCTTTAGCATATCCATATTAATTATGTCTGAAGGATTTTCATCAAATGATTCAAATATCCTTTCAACAAATTTAGCAGGGTCTAAAGCCTGTGCAACTTGAGGCATATTGCCAATCACGTTAACGATTTGCATTAACTTCTGGAAGTTAGTCATTTTCAAGACTTTACCAGATATGCCCTTAACTGTAAGTGTAGCATCTTTAATGGCGTTTATACGCTCATTGAACGTCATCACTTTCAGCACGTCTAATGCTTCTGCATCCTCAAGGGACTTACTGTAATCAAAATGAGATTCATCATTCATATAGATTAACTCTGTATGAAGGAGTAATTCTAGAGTAGGTTCTATTATAGCCCTCTCTATCTCATTTGCTATATCCGCAAAGAACCCTGTAGTTTCTTGGGTTTTGCTAGATATTTCAGATGCAGTAGGTCTTCCTTTACTAGTTGGTTGTCCTTGAAAGAACTCGTTTTGGAACGACCTATTTTGTATAAGTCTGTCAAGAGTAAACAAAAGGTTGGTTGCATTTGGATTTATCGAGTTATTATATACTTGATTAATAGTTCCTGTTGACGTGACTGGGTAAAGTCTACCTGGTACTACTGACCCAAATAAATGTGCCTTGCCTGTCTCTATGTTGTTTGTAACAACTTCATATACACCTAGTGTATTTAACGTGAAGGCATCCAGTAGTAGGTTCATTGACTCGACATAAGAACTTAACAAAGACCTTAGCTTTGTTATATATCCACGACCATAACGACCTTTTAGTACTTTCATAGGAAATCCCACAATGTAAGGGAATTCACCTCTTGGTAAGATATTCTTACCGTAGTAAACTACATGCTCTTTATTAGCAATAATAAAGTGCACGTTTTCATCCAGTATTTTCCCACGCTCATCACTGAGACATTTAGAAAATACGTAAGCTAATTTTACTGAGGGTCTGTAAGATGCATCTCCCTCAGTATCTTGTTTTCTCATTCCACGGATTACTTTGTCTCCGTTCTTCCATCCATTAACTTGGCTCATATTCATAAAGTCAGCCATGTCAACTTCTTTGTATTCAATAATGTATTGGTTGCCATTCGGGTCCAATCTCATATTTAGAGGGTCTACATTATGTATTTCTGTTTTACCAATAATACTATTGCTAGTGCCATAAACACCCGTTTTAGAATCAAAGGTAGGATATGTTTCATTTTTATAGTTATAAGATATCTTTGTTACATATGGACTAGTTAACAAAGCCATCTTAAGAGCATCCCCAAATACTAACGGGAACTTGTTCATCTTTAAAACAGATTCTACTAGTTTAGATAATCCAGCTTTAATAGATGGGTCTGGATGTTCTATAGTAAAGTATTTATTATCACTAGACATTAATATTCTAACAAAAAAGTTAGTCATACGTACAATTAAGTTGTCTACTATAGGGTCTTTAATTTTAGTTTGCCAGGATAATTTATTGTCAAATTCATACTCGTCCATATAGAATAGCATGTTTTCGTTCCAGTCTTTTCTGACTCCAACAAATCCGTCCTCAGCTTCTTTGGCAATATACCCAAAGTAATTCTTAATATCTTGTTCTCTCATGATAATATTTTCCTCTCTGCATTACGTTCTCCAAATTCCATGCTAAAATATTCAGGTTCTTTGGTATCTACGTCTACATTATTTACTACTTTCTTCATCATATAATAACATCCCAGTTTAAATGCATCTGATACATGCTCATAATAATTATCTTTCCTAGGTTGTCCTGTAGTTTCATGTCTTGTATATCCTGCTAATACTTGACATAAGATAGTACAGTGTTTACTGTCCAATCTTACCATAGGTTCTCCTTTAGTAAACTTTTTAAGTTCATCATTTGCTTGAGCATGTGACATATCCCTCTTAACATATATAGTATCTACGTTATGTATCCCTTTAGTATGAAATATATCAAGAGCACTGTGAGGAGATACATCGTATTTTCTATTAGCATCGTGTGGGAGTATATCCATTGTCTGCATAACTTTAGGTAATACTTCATTGCAATAACTTTCAACCTCGTCTATAAAATCTGTAAGTTGAATGTTGTGTCCCATTAAACTAAACAGTATGTTTTTTCTTCCAAACTTATCTATCTGAAATCCAACACATGCAGGTCTAACAAACCCCATATCCCAACTTCTCCACAAAGTTCTTAATGGGTCGTACTGCTCAACTAAATCATCTACAACATGTTGCTCAGAAAAATCTGGATATACCAGAGCACCTTTAGGTTGTAACTGGAATTTACCACCATCACTGAATCTCCAGTGCATTGCACTCTCAGTAAATCTTTTCTTATATCTTTCTATCTCTTCTTTTTCCAAAGATAAATTGTCATATACATCTATAAAATGAAATGATGTATCTGGGTCTTCTTCTTGTCTAGCATATATATCTTGTACTATATAGTTTGATGTAGCATCCTCTACAATAAAACTCATAGTCATCTTACCAGATTTTCTTAACAGTCTAGCAAGAATCTCATCATGCATTATGTTTGGTGGACACTCATCAAACCAGCAGAAATCAATACCAGAAGCTTGTAGATTCTGTGTTTTCATTTCAGCAGATTTAAATTCAAGTAATGTACCATCCCAAAACTTAACAAAGTCAATACATCTGTTTTTACCCCAGGCTACTTTACCACCACGTTTTTCTATGGACTCTATAGAGGGCAATAGCCCGATGTCATTCGGAGTATCTGTTGAGAATAAATGCACCTGACTTGAAGTTCTCTGTATATCAAATGAGGGACTAAATGCCCAAATAATTCTGTCTCCATATTTAGGTTTAGGTATGTCATAGTATGGATTCCAACCTATTATATTATACGCTGTTTTAGCAGCCGCAACATACGACTTACCAGAACTGTTATTACCATGGATATAAACACTAAAAGCATCATCATCCACAATAGGCTGTTGAGCAGGGTATGGTTTAAAAAAGAATAAATTGCCGTACCAATACTGCAAGTCTGCTTTGACCTTTGGGTCAATTTTTCCAAACTCCTCGGGTGTCATGTTATGGATTTTTCTCCATAACGCTAACATCTTTTTATCTTTCCACCACCAGTCTCTCATAATATTTCAACTAGGCAGGTT